TGTTTAAAAATAGAAAGAGATACAGGCATAAATAGTTATGCATCTATTAAGATAACAACTTTTAATGGGCCATCTTGGAGCGCCCAATCCAGCCCTCGAATAGTTTTATTAAATATACCATTTGACAATTCTGATATTGCTAATATATACGCTAAGAATATATTAGACGGGGATAATATGAAAATATATAAAGATAATTCTTTTAATCTATATATAAAAACTATGGATGCTTATTCGACTGTATTTGTTGTTGAAATAATTCAAGGGAAAAAACTTTTTTCAAATATTTCTATAGTTCCTCTTACCGAAGTTCCTGATTTAGAAAGCTATGAATTATTAACTATTCATTGATTATTTAGGAGGCAGGCTATCAGCCTCCTAAATCGTAACGGCTCCTTCTGGCAGTTCAGCTCCAATATATTCAATACTATCACTAACAATATTAAGTTCTATAGACTTAGTCAACCATTTTTTTTGAATACATAAATTTTTTGAGTTCATAATTTGTATGTATACATCTGTATTAATTTCAGATTTCTTGTAAGCAATGTTATAACTAAAGTTACCTCCTTCAGAAATAATGAACGGCTTAGGGGCAGGACCATGCGTAATACCAAGTAATATAATCAAATAAGTTAGACTAGCATAACCAACAGCATGTACCTCTATAACACTGCAATCTCGAGAATAGCTACCTTGATTTTTCAAGGAAACTAATCTAACCCAGCCAGCAACGTCATTTACATTTTCTTGCATAATAGGAAAAGATAATGTAACCTTTTCCCCCAATAGTCCTCCCACAACTGATATTATCTCTGGATTTTGAATCGCGTCTTTTAAAGATTTTTTCTGTATCATAATCGTAAATTTTAAATTCAAATTAATAAACTACTATCTCTCTTGTGGTGGCAATATACCATAATCCGTCATCCCCTTTTGATACGATATATTCCTCCACATATCCAAGTCCAATTCCCCATTTAGTAAAATTTTTATAGCTCCCGTCAATTTTAGCACAAAAAGAAGAAGACGATTTTATATACGACGGATAATCACTTCTTGAAATAAATCTTCCACGAATCCGGAATTGAAATCCATCGGGAACTGAAGATGTAGGTGGTATAACAATTGTATCAATACTTCTAGAAGCATCTGCAGATACGTCCAACAATGATCCTTTACTGAAATCTATAGGATATTCTGTTACATACGATACAGGTTCGTTATTAACAATCCTCCACTCATATACCATATCCGATTTCATAATAATTCGGCCGTACTCGTCAAAACGAATGCTTTTTCCACCCAGATGACCGGTACCTTTTAGGAAATCAAACAGAATCATCGGAATAAACTTATCCATTGATGGGGTAAAGTCTTTGTAATCAGATGTTATATCCCCGTTAGCATCAAAACCATTCTGGCTAAACATATACTGGTCATAGAATATAGCCTGCCCGATTTTTGCAAATTGGATCAGAGCAAGCTCTATTTCAATGGCATTGAAATGCTCAAATGGAAGCCACGTTGCATTTTCTCCGTTTTTGGCATAATCCTCTGCCGGCGTCATGCCCTGCTCAGAACCAAGCCATGTCCCGACCTTGTTCATCACGTACCGGACTGCATCCTGCGATGTATTCGGCTGGAATACGACATAAGGAGCCACATTGGCCGAACACGTATAGCTCATGCTGTCAGAATAGATACCGGCCGGATAAGGCAATCTGGTCACTGGCTTAACACGGTAATTAACCTCTGTTTTCTTCTCTGCGATCATAGTTATTCCTCCGTTGTTATTACTACTGCAACATTACCGGATGCCTGCTCACACATAGCCTCTGTCACGGTTCCGCTGTATGATGCAACCTTAGCCGTGTCAGGATTAAGGATATTGCCAGCACTATCCGTGAACACGAAGAAGAACTTCATGTCCTTAAATTTTGTTGTACTGCCTCTCTTTACAAGAATAGGCGTATAAGTAACACTTCCCCCGGAACCCTGCTCGATGGTTTCATTTTCAGGGTTGGGGTTGGGAAGTATATCGAACGGATCACTTGCATCTATGACCGTCTGAACATCCATGCCGATAAGGTTTCCATCTTGATATACTTCTACCTTGAATTGCCCCGTAGTATCAACCATATCATTATTAACAGATAATGTCTGCCCTGTCTGTCCGCCTATTGCAGACCACGTTCCGGACTGCAGGGAATACCATTTATATGTCAGGTTAGCCGTCAGCTGATCACTACCTATCCATGCTACAGCCTTCAGTATACAGGAGTCACCCTTATCGGTCAGCGTAAAAAACTTATTGTCGCCTGCCATAATGGTAACACGCTTGCTGTTACCAACACCCACCGTAATCGGTATGTTATACACAGCCTGCACCTTGTCGGAGGTATAACCTACCGCAATAGTGGCTTCAGCCTTGATGTTACATGCTGCACCTCCGGATGCTTTTACCAGATTCTTTTTAATCTTTAACGCAAAGTAATTCTGTACACCAGCTTGATAAGGAACACTCTGGAAGTGTCCGGTTTCCCCGTTAAAGTTATTCGTTGAAACCTTGTCGCTACCGAATGTTAGCTCTGTGTCATTGAAGTACCATTTCACCGAGTTGGGAACAACCAGTCCGGCTGCTACGAGCGAAGATGTAATAATGTAACTTAGCATAGGAGTCAATGTTGAAAAATCCGGAGAGACATTAGTCGGGCTACTTGCTGTACCCTGATATTCCTGATACAAGTCACCCATATTCGATTGCAGGAAAGGCATGTATACACTACCCTTTCTAAGGAACACAACCTGACGTACTTCACTTGCCTCACTCATCGCCGCCTCCTTCCTGATCAGTTGCTGTTTCATCGTCTACTTCCGGAAGGACAGTAGGAGTATCTTCCGGGAACTCCGGCAAAATAGTAGGTTCGTCATCCTTGTATTCATCCGGAGTAGTTACTTCTGCCGGGTTCTCTGTACCGTCAGTTTCCAGACGAGCCGCCTGCGGAGTCAATGCAACGCCACCCACGCGAGTCGCTCTGTCAAATATTGTATCACCTTCAATCCGGTTCAAGTCAGCCTGCCACAACAGCACGTTACCATCCGCAGTCTTATTGCGTATTGCAGTAAGATTCATTTTATCTGCTACCTGTTTTGTCACTTTAATATAAAATGCCATAGTCGTATAGATTAATTGTTAATTCTGTCAAAAAGTACATTACCGTCAGCATCCTGCAATACAGAACCGTCCGTATCATCTACAAGTATAGCCTGCGGGCCACGATCCTCGACCTCAACTTGCAGCATCATACCGGGAATAAATGTAATCGTAGGTTTGATGCCCTCAGCCTGCTTGCTATAACTCTGTGAATACGGTGATTTGACACTCCAGAGAAATCTTAACCATTCTTCCGGATTAGGAATAACCCCCATCCCGTCAGTGACGAACGCTTCCAGTGTAATTTTCTCCGTTCCTCCGGCAACCTGCGTGGGTGCTCCTTTCCAGTCAACTTCCACTTCCGGTATACGGCGCCGGATGGTGGTTGTTGCCGTGGGCGCATCGTCAGGGGGAGCAGAAGGGAGGGTGCCATCTGCCGAATATCCCAGCTTACAAACGTATGTTTGTTCATCACCGATATAATCCTGATTGATCGTAAGAGTATTGTGGTCTATTGCTTCAACTTCCCAGTCATTGTCACCGTTTCCGTCTGTAATAGGTTCCAGACTTCCTTCGTTCATACGGAACCAGAAGAACTTACACTTCTGCGTGTCGGATGCAATATCAGATTCACCGGCAAACACGGATGCGGTTATCTTACGTGTCAACGGATTGCGTAACGGATTCCATGCCACGGTTGCAGGACTGTCGAGCTTCAATACTGGTGCCGGGAGTGTTGCGTCCGATACGGCAATGACCGTACTCATACGGAAGACATACACCTGATTGGTACGGGAATCGACATATTCTGCGTAGAACTCAAAAGCCAGCGATGAAGCAGCTGGAGGATTACGCTTTACCTTAATCTGTCCTTTGTTATCGCCTTCTGTGGTTATCTCGTAGTCGATATTTTCCGAACTAATCAATGTGCGCTGGGTTCCGACTATCTGATACCACTTCATGTTAGTAATGGATGCATTCACCGAACCGCTCTTCAGATAAGAATCCGGATCGGTAGCGTTACATCGCGGGAACAGTACCAGAGGTGTAAGATAATAATCAGGTGTATATTCCTTAGTGTCCGCACTGTATACCTGCCGTGCCGGAACACTACCAACAACCTCTATACTTCCACTAATCTGAAGAGGTGTGTAGTTCACATCCAATCTCTTTGTTTTGCTTTTTATTCCCATATTAGAATGTTATTGTTTGTTCTGCTATTTCTGTCTGCTGACCATCCCGAAGTAGAGCCGTAGCCTTGAACGAACATACCATTTTAGTCCTTCCAAATTCAGCTCCCAAATCGTCCGGTGTTAGTGTAAGAGTCTTTCCCGCATCGGCTCTCTTGATCGCCCATGCATTATCCTCAGATACGTTACCTGTGTCACGCGTCCAGGACACGTCCGTATCAAGTATGTTGTCTGTCACGTCACGGTTGTATAATTCTCCGGTTACATGAAGAGTAGTAAATACTACTCCTTCCTGAAGCTGACTCCCGTCAAACTGCCAACCGTTTTCGCTTTCAATGTCAATAGTAAATGCCGGATTCCCCTCAATCATCGCCCAGCCGGTGCTGGCATAGCGAGGTTCGTCAGTCGTCCCTGTGACAAGGCATTTCCAGCGACATCCGTAATGCCATACCGTATCAACCGTTTCTTTGCCAGCAGTATAAGGATTGTCACTTTGAGCTACTTCCAAAGCCCAGAATCCACGGTCGTTAAGCTGCACGACAACCACACCCTGATAGTTAATTCGCATCAAGTCCTGAATGGCAATACCACGACAATATACATAGCTATGCTGGTAATTGATAGGAAGGTTATCGAACAGTTCCAACCTCTTCAGCTTACCAATAATGATGCTATAGTTTGATTCTTCGAGTATAGGTTTCGTGACACCGTCAAGCATGCAGATACAGCCTTCATAGCTGGATATGTACCAAAATCCCTGACGCTCCTCATCTACAGCGTTACCTCTACGGGTAATCACCATGCCGACAGCGGGTTCATAGTTTTTCCCTCCCGGGACCTCTTCATCCGGATAGAGCACGACATTCAGTTTGTTTTCTGCCTGCATCACATTCAATACGCGGAACCAGCTGTCATAATACTCTCCTGTAGAGTTCAGATTATTCACCGAACCATAACTTACGTCCTGTTCCTTGAATGCCGTAATATCATTATCCCAGCGGCGTCGGAGATACAGGTCATACGTACCGTCCGACAGAAGTTCAATCCGTTCGATAGTTCCCGCTTCTGAGTAAGTGACGTTGCCTTCCTGAGAGAACCACCGATTGTAGATAAGTTCTTTCACGATCATTGCGCTACGGACTTCCAGTTTCTCGAACTGTCCGCGCCCGTCAGGATATATACCAGCACCCTTGCCGGTCACCAAAGAGTCGATAAAATTTCCGAACTTCAATAAGAAGTTAGTTCCGTCCGACTGGTCCTTACGAAGAAAATATTCCGATAATTTGTCGATATCATACTGACTTAGGTTTTCCAAAATACCTACCAAAACACGACCAACACGTTCTGCTGTATTTTCTCCTTCCTGAGTAGCATTACGAACCTGTTGGGCTAACTTTTTCAATATGTCTACACTATCAGCCATCACTCACCTATCACTCTGTACACAGTTCTATTAGCTTTAACCTTACCTTCTCCCTTATAAAGAGGATATTCCTCTTTCTTTTCATTCAGGAACATAACACATTCCTTCAGATAACGGTCGGCAATGGAGAACGCATCATCATAAGCCATCACTTTTTCCTTGAACTCAATATGTGAACTATACTCACTCTCCTTCTGAACTAAACCATACCTGGTAACATTACCGTCACCATTCTTTACTATTCGTGCGTAAGTATAATAAGCCAATGCCGTTTTTAACCCAGTCAGCAATCGCTTCCCATCCTTTCCTTCATACACTCCTCCATCAAGCAGAAGTTCATACTTTTCAGGATGCTCTTTAACATCCAGATAAAATTCATCTCCAAGAGCAGATTTTATGTCTATGCTCTCAGATTCACGGATATATGTTTCTATCTTGTCCTCGTCGATATGCACAGACATACTACGTGATAAGGATGAAACCTCAAGCGTTGTTATCAGATACTGTTGCATTTCTTACATACTTTAAAGGTTGAACGGAAAAGTCATTTGTCGGGTTAGCTATCTCATACCAATATCGGAAAATACGGTCAAATGTGCGCTCTATTAAGCGTTGCTGCTTGCTGACGATAGAATTATAGTATTCGAATGCATCTTCCAGAATATCACCGGAAAATCCTACTTTCCTACACGGATACAATACCATGGTTCCTGACCATATGCCGAATAAATACGTTCCACTACGCTTGAGTCAGTTACAGTAAACTCTTTATCATAATTCTGAGAATTCAAGGGAACAACTTCCGGTTTCTCCTCATCGTTTTCCAGGGTCACCTCCATGATTTTACCGCAGTTCGTATCACCTTGAAGCTGTATAAGCGTATCGGTAAAGCTATCATCGTCATCAGGTGCTTTCACTTCATTTCCATCAGCATCAAATGTCACATTAGAGCCCTTTTTCGTGAATATTATAGAACCTGGGAAGAAGTTGTTGCGGACATTCCTATATTTTACGTTGGCCAAACCTTCGTCTGTACTCATTTCAGTTACTACACGGTCACCTTTCCCGATTGGATAGGTGTCTTTTCCAGACATTGATACCCAAAAGACTTGCCCCTTATAATATTCTATGCCACCAGCAGCCTCTATTTGTGCAAGAACTACCGATTTCGAAGGATTGAATACATCAATATAGTCTATATTTTCTTTCTTTACCTGAATAGCCTTACCTTTGCGGGTTTTCTTACCTGTCCAATCGGGATGAACAGCTATTTTTGAGACATAACCGTTATCGTCAGGTTCCACAAGACGGCAGTTCTCGAACGGAATATGCTGAAGTTCCACGATCTGCCCAAGAATATTGTAATTCACATGAAGCGCAATTCCGTTAAAGTCTGCCATGTCTCGACAAACCAATGAATGTATATCATCTGCGGTTTCTCCTTTTCGGTTAACCACATACTCAGAGAAAGAAACCTCACGGAATCCGTTTCCCTCAATGAAATCAGCGAACCTATCAGCACATTCGGAAGCGGTAGAGCTTGCTGCTACAATATTTCGGAATATCTGAGGATAAAGATTATCCTCCCCGTAAGTCTGTATTCCAAGTGCCTGCTGGTAATTCGTCCTAAAACGATTATCGCTTTTCTTCTTTAAGTCATGTACTCTCATAAATTCCGTGAGTTCGTTTAATTATTCTTTACCATCACCAGAATCATCTCCAGAACCTTCATCCGTTCCGTCACTCTGGTCGTCACCCTTATCATCCTCTGCTCCCTGTTCCTGGCTTATAATATCAGATGCTTCTTGAATATATTCACCCAGTAACTTCTTGGTCACTTTCTTTCCGGAAACCTTATAAGACTTGAATTCTTCAAAAATAGATTCCTTAGATACCCCATCTTTCAAAGACTCCTTTATAAGCGAAAGCAATTCAGCATCATAAGCCTTTCCACGATTATTTACTCGTTCCTGCCAGTCTTCGGGATGCTTAGAGAAGAACTTTATATTATCCGGATATTTCGCAAGATATTCCTCCGCAATATCATCCGTCAGATTCTCGTTCGTATAGAACTTGCTACTCCCGAATTCCATCTGCAATAAAGCTCCATTCTTCAAACCGTACTCAGATTTTTCTTTCATCTTTTCATTCTTTTTAAGGTACAACATCATTTCAATCACTGCATCATGATAGCAGTCACTACAAGATGTGCGAACAAACTTCTTGTCAAGCACAAGCACATACAGACGTTCAATCTCTGCCTTTTCGGAAGAAGAGAGGGAAGCAATGCTTCCCAACTCATTCAATCTGTTAACCACTTCAATAACCTCTTCCATACTTATACCGGATCTGTTGTCAAGGCTTCTACAGCCGCCTTTGTTGTCTCATAGTCCGTCTTGTAATAAAACAAAGCAGATTTAGGAACTTTAGTCTCCTGCAAAGAAACCGACCAACCTCCTTCCGTTTCCTCCGAATACTTGTCATTACTGATTTCAGCAGCCTTCAAGCCTTGGTAATACCCATAAATCTGGAATGCTGAATCTCCCGGATTCTCTTCCTTCTGCAAGTTCTTCGCCTTATTCTCAAGAATCACTACATATTCACCGTTTGCCAATCCGTCGATAATGTCCGCACATACGTCCGGATCATTGGCCAGAATCACCATATTCACCGTATTTGTAAACGTATTCCGATAAGTACCTGTAGCAAGTGCAGTATTTGTCCCAGTAAACGGAGTGCTTCCAGTAACCACTACTTTGTATGCTTTCTTACTTTCTTTCATGGTAAGTGTTTCAATAACATTCTTACGTGTCGTATTGAAAGCTACCGTAGCAAAATCTACATCCTTGCGGTTCATAATTATACCTTCCTGCTCAATTCCAGGAACGATGGGATCATCACAGTTTAATTCTATGTCCCTTTTGATTGCATAATCACATACCCCTGCCATAATACCTCCTTTCTAATAAGCCAACTGGAACAAATTATCTTCTCCAATCAGGCAGCCAAGCTTACCTGTAGAATACAGATAGTTTACACGCTCCTTACGTTCAAACCAGATGTCAAGGTCTGACATAATCTGGTTAGCTGGAGTACCGACAAACAACTGCTTCGGTGATCCAAATACCGCACGATGTGGGAGATTTAGTTTTGTACCGTTATTCTGATATTTCTGAATGAATCTGTCCCAAATGGATACACGATAAATCAATGTACCGTTATACTCTGTAACATCAAGCCCTTTGAATATCTGTTCCCATGTGAGTATTTCCTTATATTCACGTTTCAGGTCTTTTGCAAGAGCATCACAAAGCGACTTCGTACAAAAGATACCGGCCCCATCCATTGATGCAATACGTGAATCTGCATTTTCAAGAATACCGTCAAAGATACTGATGGCTACTCCAGCTTCTTTCAGCTTACTGAACTGCAAGGCTGTTGACTCTTGACTATTTGCTTCGATTGCTGTTTTTTGAGCTGCGTTAGCTGTGCCTACAGCAAACAATTGTTTCCAGAACCCGTCCGCAGTCTTGAACAATTCAACATCCACTCCATCTGTGATCTGACCTGCAGATGTCGCATTTTGAGCCTCAGTATCACCAAACCAAATGAACCTCCACAACATGTGTTTAATAGCCAGGTCCATTGCAGGATAAACGATGTCATCCATATATTCTGTAGAAGACAAGTCTCCAATATCAGTACCTGTTTTCAGACAGTATTCCGCAATTGTGTTCTGTAAATCTTCATAACACCACTGCAATGGAATCTGCCAATCACCGATTTTCCACTCTTTCTCTGCGAAGTTGATATTGGCCTTTTTATAAGTAGGATTACATCCAGAACCTTTCCAACCAATATCATCCATATCACCAACCCATCCCAGTTTGTCACCGTTATGCACGTTCTGACGAAGGGTAAAGAAACGCTCCAGCTCCTCATCGAGAAAGTTCGTTGCGATGAGCAAATCCTTCAAACTCTGTACTGCTCCATTATCGGGGGTTAGACTAGACAAAGCCCCCCATGAAATTCTTGTATTTGCCATACTTTTTACTTATTAAATCGTTGTTTGTTCTTTTCACGAATAGCCGCAAGTTTCTTATCAATCTTGCTCTCATGTTTTACTTCAGGCTTTCCTTTCACCTGTGGAGCACGACCAGACGGAATATATTTGCTTGCTGCAGCTTTGGTGAGTTTTTCAATACCACCAGCCTTAGCCACTGCATCAAGAATCTTTATCTCGTCTTCTGTCTTAGCATTGGCCGTCAAATCAGAAACCTGCTGTTCCAATTCAGCGATACGAGCTTCCAAAGCGGCTGTATCATCATTACCTTCTTGAGGTTCGCGGATTTCAGTAATAACCCCATCTGTTACTACGATCGTCTTACCATCCGGCATTACATGTTCTCCATCAGGGCTTGCAGGATCTCCAACCTGCGGATCGCCTTCTTCGCGTTCCACTGTCAATACATCCCCACCTGCCGTTGTAAGCTCCAACGCAACCGCAGGCACATCTTCAATTTTTGCATAACCTAACTTGGCCAGCATTCGGTCAAGCAATGATTTGCTTACCGTAACTTCATTTTCTTTCTTTGCCATAACTTTATTGTTTGTTAATATTCGGGCAGACTTAGGCATAATAACTTCGCTTACAAATCCCAATTGCTTTGCCACCTCACCACCGAACCATGTTTCTTTAGCCATTTGTTCTTCGAGAAGGCTCCGATCAACTCCACAACGCTCTACATAAAGAGACAGCATTTTTTCACGTTCTGCTTCCAATCCTGACTTCAAAGATTCTAAAGCCTGAATATCTACAGAACCTTCAATTCCGGGACAATAAGGAGAATGAATGAGAATCTTGGCATGAGGGTACATTTTTCTTCGCTCAATGGGGGCAGCCAGAAGAATAACAGTTGCCATTGATGCACATCTGCCAACTACAGTGGCAGAGATTTCTTTTCCGGTAGCCCGTAACGCATCATATATGGCATAGCCTTCTGCCACATCTCCCCCGCATGAATGTAATTCGATATCTATACGTGGATCATCAACAGGAATCCAGGAAATAAAGTCCTGCACGTCACTGAATGACACTCCATCAACTCCGGTCAGATACCAGTTTTCCATCTTATCGGAATCAGCTACTATGTCTTTATTGATAAATAATTTCGCCATATCTCTTAATCGTTTGAAACAAAGGTAATGAACACGATATGGCTATAAGAATTTTTGAAAGGAATAGCACTGACACGCCTTGTCAGTCGATTTTCATAAAAAAAGGTGAGCCGCTGCCCACCTCAATTCATCACATGTCCACTTCCGTGGAAAACTTCTTCACAATTCTATATATTGTCCTCTCATCGACGTTGTATTCATCCGAGAGATACTGCAATATATAGGTCTTTTTATGCCCTTCGCTGGTCAAACGTTGATAGTCATTATAGAGTTCAAGATATCTCACGTCTGACGGTTGTACTGGGAGTGTCTGCAACTGCTCCATCACTCCCTTGTGTGTCTTCAGAAACTCGTATGCGTTCATAAATTACCATTACTCTCTAAAAATTTAACTTTATTAGCAACCGAGGTAAATTCCTCTACCGAGACTTGTGGAGCTGGAGCCATTAACATACCTTTGGCTACTGCTCTGGCAAGCATATCCTCACCGATAGACTGGTTAGACGATTGCGCTACATTGATAGGAACACCTCCCCCCATCTGATTGAAGGAAGAAAGTATTGGTGCGAACATTGAGGTGGCTCTGGCCGTCATCACCGACTCCCCATTACTCAACTGGGCAGGTACACTGTCGCTGGTTCCTGTACCTGGTCCGGTGACTAAACCACCTGTTGCAAATTTAGCACTTTTTACGGTATTTATTGCTGTTGCAATATTAGCTAATATAGTTCCTACTGTTGTAGCTATAGCAGCTATATTAGCAGGGAAAGGAACAGACTGCGCTTGTGCTATACCCGCTGCCAAAGCCTTTCCGGTATTTATTGCTATTTCCGCCAATGCTAATGTCTTGGATAAGATAGCAAAGGCTTTGTTATTCTCTCCTAACGCTTCGAAAGCAGAAGCCAATCCACCTGTAACTGATTCGATAGCCTCTAACTTCGTCTGCTCAATTTCTACCTCCTTATCTGCAATCGCTTTCTTCGCATCAATATATTCCTGATTAGCCTGAAGCTTACGGTTGAGGAACTCCTGTTCACTCTCTCCTTCCTGCTGCTGTATGCTATTCAACAATTCGAGTTTTTGTTCAGCTTGTTGTTGCAAGATATCCAGCTTACTCGCACCCGACTGTTGCATTTGCATTATTTCATTTTCCATTCTCAGTCTGATGGCCTCCTGCTGTTTCTCTGAAAGATCCTTCTCGTGCTGCGTCACCAGGTCATCCATCTGCTTGTTGTACTTGTCAGTTATGGCCTGCTTCATCTGCTCAGTCAGTTCTTTGTCGGCCAACTCTGAATCACGTTGAGAGGCAAGCTGCTGCATCTTTAACTGATACTCCTGTTCACTTCCTTCCTTTACGGCTTCAAGCTGCAAGGAGATAAGCTTGGTACGGTTGTCTATCTCCTTCTGCAGTTCCTCGTCAGACAGTTTCTGGAGTTCCATAGATTTTTGCTGCTCCAATGCCTTTATCTGGTCATTGATAGCCTGACGGGCCTTTACTGTAAGGTCTGTCTCAGTTTGCAGCCTCGTGCGCAAATCCTCAATCTGACGATTATATTGCAAGGTTATCTCCTTACTTTGTTTATCACGTCCCTCCTTCACAAGAGCCAACATCGCATCTTCAGCCGCTCTTACCGCCTCCAGTTCTTTCTGTTTAGCTTCCTTAGCCTTGTCAGCACCTTCCTGACGTATCGAATTCAAAGTATTCTGCTGTTCGGTCTGACGGCCATAACTGTCCTCCATCAATTCCTGCAATTCATTAAACTGATCCCTGAAATTTTTCAAATCTTCTATCGTACTCTCAGACAATCCCAACTTACCGATAACTTCATCGGCTGTGACATCTCCAGCTTTAATCTGCTCCATGAGCTTCCGAACCTCTCCTGTCATCTTAGTAAAACCTAATGTATTGGCAAGTCTGGCTTCCGCGAGTTCTGTCTGAATCTCTAAGTCTTTCTTCTCTATTTCTGCAGCTTTCTCGGCAGCTTTAATACGCTCCTGAGTAGAGAGTGTCTGGTCATCCGCTGCTTTTTTTAGTTTCTCTATCTCAGCACGGTTGGCCGCTCGAGACATTGAAAGCATCACTTCTTTCTTATCTATTTCATTCAATACTTCCGCCAACTTCCAAGCCTGCTTCGTTTCGTCTGCAATTTCTTTTCCTATACCCGAGAATACAGCTTTAGCATCAGCACCAGCCTGCTTGAAATTTCCGGTAAACAGATTCACCAATGCACTGCCTAACTTTGATGCACGGTCTATTATCACATTGATTGTTGCTCCCAAAGCAGCCATTATCTTGTTAGCCGCTTCCACCCCTTTCTGTGTTTTCGTGAACCATGCCACAAGCGATCCAAGAGCAACGACCAAAGCACCTATACCAGTACCAATCAATGCAACCTTTAGCAATTTCAATACTTTAATCCAGCCAGTAGTAGATGCAGACACAGCAACCATTTCTGTTTTCATCCCCGCTAAATAGTTCTTCAACCCTCCTAAAGAAGTTACCATTTGATTAATTTGCTGGACAAAAGGTATATTCGCATTTGCGGCATCGATAATTGCTTCCTTGTAATTACCTACGTTACGGTAATAGCGCTGCGTTTCTTCCTCGGCGCCCTTCAAAGAGTCCGTAACCTCATTTATCTTATTTTTCAGTTCCTCACCTTTGGCTCCCTTTCTTTCCGCTTCAGATAATGCGTCATACTCCGATGTAAGATTGGAAAGCTCAGCCCTAAGAGACCTCAGACTACCTTCCTGCTCTTTCTCCTGCTTGATCTGGTTCTGCATGGTCTTTGTAATAATTCGTATCGAATCATTGCAGTCAGCTATATAGGCTTTCGATGCAGCCATTTCTTCATTATATTGCTGGCGGGATATTTCACCATCCTTCAATTGTTTTTTCAGTTTGGATTCAGCTTCACGAGCAGCGTCAATCTTTGTCTGATATTCAGCGATAGCCTTAATTGCCTCACTATAATTTACCTTGATATCAAGGATCTTTTCTTGTTTGTCTGCCATAGTAGTTTAAAGTTGAAATAGTTCACATTCACAAATACCCGTTTTCTCTGCTTTGATTGAGATAATTGCATAATACTTTCCGTACTGCGCCAAATATATCGGGACCGACATATCCAAATCTCTAAGCTCATACTCTCTGATTTCTATCAGTTCAGTAATTACTTTCGGCTCCCTTATCACATCCTGATACACCTTGTATCTGTCATTGATGATACTTTGCCAATCAAGCCCTGTAAATACCCCATCATTCTTTTGTGTTCGTATGAGAAGCCGTGGAGTAACACTATCATCATATTCCAACACATTATCTGAATCATACGAATACAATGGTATATAGGCACATCCATAATAATCTGTTTTATCTGAAGTTTCCGAACCAGCAAACGGTAAAGTAATGACCTCAGCCTCTTCATCCAGAGTGGCATCATCCACATATATTACACCGTCATATACACCATCTTCATCATCTTTCCACTTGTAAATGTTCTTTTGGGCAAAACCATCCACACTGAAGACAAGTGATTTCGGACGATTATCCCGATATGAAGCGACCACCCTCTTCGTCCAGTTCAAGGCTTTAGCCTTGTTAGATATTATATCATCAATCTTTACGAACTTGATACCTGAAGAGAAAGGGACTGCAAAGCACCCGCATATAGCAGATATAGCCTTGATAAAATCTATCTGTTTCATGTCAGGCAGATTGGGGACCAAATAATATCTTGTATTTCTATATTTATCAGAAGAATCTTCTACAACGACTTGTGATATTCGTGGGGTTATAGTAATACTACCCATAAAATCAGATGCTCCTAATGCCGAGCTGATTCCTTGTAAGGTGACGCTAATCTTTCCCGATATATTCCCTGCGACTGTCGTTTCATCTGTATCATTATCAAAATCAAATATAACCCTCGAACGGCCATCACTATCAGCTCTAATTTCAGAAGGATATATGGTAAGCAATGCCACATTATTTACATCCCTTACTTCAATCCTCATAGTATCAGAAATATACGAAGATGACATAGTAAAGGAAATCGAACCATATAGATTTAGAATAATCTTCTTAAAATTCACTATTAGTCCCATTGTATAATTTCCGCCTTGACTTCCCGTGCCTCCAATTGTATACAAGTAATAATTCGTTATACTATTAGATTCGAATCCTAAATTATAGCCACCATCCGGAATGCTAATTAAGGTTACAGGGGTAAGCTGTATAGCACAGTTTTCTGAATTTTTTGAAGAATCATTCCTTGTCAGCAAAGGGATAATCAATACTTCAAGACAATCAGACATTTCTTCAGGAAAATCAAACACTACTCCACTATCACGGCTAATCTTGTCAAATATCCACTTAGCGGTAATGGCCGGATGATACCATACTTCCTTTTCTGTATCACTATATCCATATTCAACACGTGGAAACATTTCGGACGGTGAATCCTCGCGCCTCCATATCACATAATCCTCTCCTTCTACATCACCATAAGATAAGTCTTGCAGTTTTTTATCATCATTTACAATATCAGCAAATGCTGATACGTTTCCCCATGCCATTGCTATATCAATAGTATCTGTTATCTCCATCAGCGTGACATTTGCATCCGATACAATTTCAACTCCGTTCCGAAGATATCTTCCCTTATGATTGATCCGAGGGTATCTGGTCATATACGACGGGATATGCGCATCATCTATGACAACGCAATTCCTGACAGTCAAAGGCAACTTTATCGAATACGTATTATTGCTAACAATCTTACTCACGTCGGTAAATATGTTGCTTTTATAGTTCAGTGTGATATTGGTATTGTCATCAATATCCACAACCTTATTGTCAATATATAGTTGGTCTTTCATAGGCTTTGTAAACTAAGTTCAGGCAATATTATCGTGCATATAAAATCCTGCAATACGCTCCGCTCTTTTGTAAAGTTCTCTACAGAAACATTAACCCCCTTCCATTGAGGTTTCCCGTCCTGATATCCTGAGAACATATCCACTACCGGAGACGTTGCCAGTTCGAATAGAAAATCATACGTATCGCTGTCTACTAACGGAGCACATACCGGAAGAGTATCATTTTCCGTTTTTCTTTGCTTACGGCCAGTACCCCCATGATATCCGTTCACATAGCTATAATCCTGCATATTATTCCGGAGGAACTCACCATCATTGGTGATCTGTCTAACTTCATCACCAGGAACAAATAACCAATAACAATACATGCCATGCCTATTAATCCAACGCAGATATACACCGCTCTGGCAGTCGTCTACCTCACAGTCTATACGTGTAGCCGTATTGGTAAGCCCTTTAAATGTCAAATCGAATGTATGGTCAAATACGGAAGCATAGGAGCTACTTCCCGGCAGATAGAAAGACACCGTATTCTGAGCATCAATACCAGTAAGCATCAGGTTCCATACGTTCTGCCCTGACAAACTTATAGGTGATTGAGATTGACCGTCCACCGTAACCTCCACACTGCCAGAAGCACCGGAGTACAATCCTACGGAAAAAGGGAAATTCTTGAACCATGTCAGTTTTCTATTACCATTGTAGCGTTCACCAACTCTCATCGCTCCCCACATGACAAACATATCGAATCCGAAGCTATTATCCGGCACATCAATACTAACCGAAAATTTTCGTCCCAGCTTACTGTCTGTAGCACCGGACAATGAATAATCAACATCATTTTCACCTGCATCAAAGAACCCTTGAACATAAGATGATATATCGAAAAACACGGACTTTTCAAACATCTCCCGGTTTTCCTGCCGTGACGATCCGGTCTGTACATCTTCTATGGTAACGGTCACTGACTCGTAATTCTTACCATAAAGATTGATTATTATAGGGTTAAAAGCAAACGCAATCAAATCGGGATATTCCACCGTTGCCCCATCAAAACTACTTGTTCTCATTGTCTACACTGAAATTAAGGTTAATATGTTTCACTTCTGTATCGAATATTCCAACAACACGATTCATAATTTCCCTGATCGTATTCTCCATATCCGTAGAATAGACATCAATCTTACCGGATCGATATAGTGATGTTCCCTCATTGGCAATCTTCCTTGCTACCAGATAAGCGAATGATTTAGGATGTTCTACCGTAATTCCTTTATCTTCCATCCATTTCAAAATAATAGAAGCAAATCCCTTTGGCACCTTGCCTGGCTTTCTTCCGGTTTCCAGAACCCCAAATGCCTGACGTCCCCACAGGATTCCACCATCCTCAGTTAATTCCACTTTCAAGCTATCCCGTGTCCGTCCGCTGGCAACCTGACCGGCAGCTTCATGGTTAGCGATAATACGCTTTCGCAACTCTTCCAAGCTGTCGCCTACGATATTTATAATATTATCCTTTATCCCTTCCATATACGATATCCTTCACACTTCTACCTGGGCATAACACAATCCCTGAAATCTCCTTCAATTGAATAGAGATAGTTATTCCAGTTACATTCACATTCAGTTTGTCATAAAAAACCGAGTAAGGAACCAAACCTGATATCGGTTCAAACAATCCGGATTGATTAAGCAAGAGAATAAACTCTTTAGCCATATTCTTGCATTTCTCTACTATTGCGTCATTATCCGTCCCGTCAAAATCAAAACTGGTCTTATCCATAAACGCCAGCATACAGTTCGGATAATCCTTCAACTGGTTAGGTCCAAGCTGGAAATTACCGCTGACAGGAAGCACGTTAAGCACTGCTGGCAAAGATAGTTTGTCAAGACGCACATTAGCTATCTGCCAGTTATCGAAGATGTAGGTAACCCCTTGCATCTTGTCTACTACACTTTTAATCTTCTGTTCTACTGTCATTTTTTATTCTTGTTTAAAATATTCCTTAATCTCCGTTCAAATCTAATCCGTTCCGCATCCATATCCAGACACTTGTATACTCGTACCCATGGTACACGTTCTACCGCCTCATGGTCTGTTATTCCCATACGTTGTGCATAATAATCCAGCAGACCGAACAGCCCAAAGTTCAATCTATCAGAGCCAGCTTGCTTTTCCTCAGCAGAAGGAGGTACCGAAGTGGAAGCGAACAACTTGTTGATCCGCTTTACCTCTCTGGCCACCCAAAAACAGAACCCAATCACTTCGGATGCTTCAGCTCTCATCACCTCACGTTCCGACATTCCCAACAGCACACGACAAGGCACCATTATAGTTTCCATATCCGTACTGATAGATTGCAGCTGCATAAGCTCACCCATGCTGATGTCATTCAGCGTATCAGGTGTCCTGACCTTTCCGACCTTCCACGGCTTCCGTAGATTCTCCATCTCTCCCTCGATTCCGCGTGAAAGATTACCAATTATCAATAATTCTCTTACTGTCATGTTCTTCCAATTTTAGCTTTCGGTCTGTGAATAATAGGCTTTATCCTGAAAAACATAGCCATAATCAGCATGTCAAGGTAATCCGGAGAATGCCCAAGTATCTCCTTCATCTTCTCCTTGCTTATGATTCCCTTCTTACGTGTGTCTGCGTCGATATGGTCCTGCTTCAACACACCAAGCTCTTCGATTATCCGTTCCTTCTGTGCTTCCGTACAGACAATACGAATCAAACGGGAGTTTATCATCTCGGCCAGCTTGAAGCTACATTCCGACTTCAGGTTGTCAAACTCAGGATTGACAGGTCGAGTGCCACCATGAAATTCCTTGATACCGTTCAGATAGCTTTCAAGATAGCTTCCCAAGCCGTCAGAGTCGGCTATCATCTTACTACGAGGAATGGAACATTCTATCATCATACGCTTCAAATCTGCCTCAATGGATTTTCCGGTACTGTACTCCTGATCAAGCTTGATGTAGCAGACATTTCCTTTCCAGTGACCTGCGACAAAGCGGTCACGCCCTTTCATTGCAAGGTCAGCAGAACCGGAAGAATCACCCGCAGGCTTGACAAACTCGTTTGTGAACAAATCGCAGATAGCATCATAATCGCATAAGGCTGCCGGATCATTGTCATACTCCCAGTTACCGAAGTACAGACGTTCCTTTGTGACTCTGTCCTTCGTGTTCTGAAGACTTTCGATGTAGTCCTCAGTTGCCCATGGATTATCCTGCACCAATGCCTGAATAAAGGCATAAGGTTCTTTGAGCTTGCCTTCTTTCCAAGGCTTATAGAAATCTCGGTACAGCCAGTTCTTCTTTGGGTTGCAGGTGATTAGTATCTTCCCTGGTACACCATATACATCATTCATGTGACGCCCGATACGGGTTTTCAGAACCTCAAAGGCAAGATAATGTACCTCACCGGCTTCCTCTATCCATCCGCCTGTATATTCCTTTGATCCCAGACGTTCATACATCGGGTCCTTTACCGGATAATAGGTCAGGTCTATGTAGACTATCTCACTCCCGTTGTCAAATGCTATCCCTTCATTGGTAGTCCTATAAGCTGTGAAACCATGTGACTTCGCTACCTTGTTGAAAGTAACGGTTACGGACTCCCGGCTGTCCTTCAGGTTATTTCGTCCGACAAACCAGCGTGTACCAGGAAGGTAATAAGCACATTGCATCAGCCACTCACAACCTAACCACGATTTTCCACCACCTCCGGCACCTCCATACAACAGGAACTTCGTCTTGTCATCCCGAAGGTAGTTATACGCCAACCTCTGCTTTATGTTCACATTCTGTCCCATATCATTTCAGCCTATCCGCCTCCGGAGTATAGGGAAGGAAGTCGAAACCCTTGAACGGCTTACCTTGTGTCGTATGGTCCACTTCCTGCTTGTCAGCTAATCCCAATGTACGAGCAATGATATTCGCATTGAACGCACCAACACACGCCCCCTCGAACTGCTGCGTCTTGATGGTTTCCTCCACACGCGCGATGACTTGAAGAAAATCTTCGTCCCCTTTGTTAATACAATCCTCCCGGAAGTTGCTCCACCACCTTGTCGAGGCTCCAAGATACACGCACAGTCCCATAAGAGAGTACGGCCGAGAAGTAGGAGTAACCTCCTGCTGGGTGTGCTGCTGATTCTCTGTTACAATCTCCTTACCTTTTGTGATCCTTACAGGTACAGTCTTCTGTATGGCCTTACTCGTTGTCCAGGGATTCTCATCGCACCACTGGAAATACTCGCACGCCGCCTCCCACAGAAGTTCAGGCGTGGCAAAGAGCTTGTCCCTGCCATGCTTGCTTCTTAACATCCAGAATTTATTTCCTTTCGGTGCAGCCATAATCACAATTTTTCAAAAACGGGTAATATCTCCTTATCCAAATCCCATCTTCTGTTGTTGGGAAGTGGAAGAGTAAATTCATATCTGAGTGCTTCCATATATTCCTTGCGCGATGCCTTTCTTTCGTTCAATACGGAAACCTGAAAAGACGATCCACGCAACTCTCTGCTTTTGTCAACTTCAATTCCTTTTTCATATATTTTGAAATCCGACCCGATGAACTCTTCCGTAAGACGACATACGTCCGCCGTGGAATGATAATGCTGAAAGTACCATTCTCCGAAACGGAAATTGGCCGTGAAATTATTTGCGTCCAGAAATAAGGCTTTCGAACGATAGTCGTGTGTTTCTTTTCTCTCAGAAGCTTTCTGTGCAAACAGCAAAGGGATGCCAGACCAAAATATCATGCCTTCCGGCTTACAGAGTGCAGAAAGGGAAAGAAGGACATTTCTTTCGTCTTCCAGAGAGTTTACGGAGTTCAGGACGCTGTCACACACTACCACATCGTACAAGCCGTACTCAGAAAGTGTCCTGCATACGTCCGCACAATCCTGGCGTATCTCCTTCTCATCTATCACGTCTGCTCCGTCCTTACGGTGAAAGAACTCAATCGCATCAATACGATATCCGTCCTTCTTTAGCCTGGTAGCATAGTCCTTTTGACCTGCTCCGAAATCAAGCACATGCATCTCCTTCGTGATGAACGGAAGTACCAGACGCTCGTACAGTGTAGAATGGCTCCTGCTGCTCGGGACACCGTTTTTCTCTCTAAGACGTGCTTTTTGGGCAAACGACTGGATATAAGTCTTACGCTCCAAATGGGAATATTCAAACACTCCGTATTCCTTTGAGAAATATTTCAAGGCCAGTTCTTCCTTACCTTCCGGAAGCACATAGACAAGAAGGTCCATCCCCATGAGCTTTACAGCCTTGGCGTATACGGTAGAGATGATGACCTTTCCTTTATGATCGCACACGGCATTCGCAAACTGGCCATAACGCAGGATCATCTTTGTAAGGTCTACCACACGCGAGTTGTTACCTCCCTTCGTGATCATGGTAATATCCTTGTTGGGAACCATAAAGAAACCTTCCGTTCCTTCAGGAACAGATACACGGATGTCCGGCTGAATCTCCGATACCTCACACTCTGCATAGTTATGAAGCTGGTTAAAGCGTACTTCATCCGTAGAGTTCACTCCGTCCAGCACGAAAGCCGGAATATGAGTATATCCAAGCAGCTTCATGGTCTTTGTGCGCTGGTGTCCTGCCATGATTCGTTTGTCTGACCGACGAATGATGATAGGCTTGATGATGCCAAGCTCAGTTATAGACTTCTTCAGGTTCTCCTGAGCTTCCGGAGTAAGCAACCTCGGATTATACTCTGCCGGATTCAGCGATTCTATGTCAATGTATTCCATCATAAACCCAGCAAATTGTTTACAAAACCAATCATTACCCCATTCTCATCAAGATATTCGGCTGCACGCTGCTTCAACCCTAAATCAAGCTCCACATCGGTTATCGGTATCTTATATCCTTCAAATGCCAGATACTTGATATGTGCTCCCGCTTCGTAGTTTTCATTTCGAAGTACGTTTCGAGTATCTTCTACCCCTTCAGAGAAATCGTCCAATTCAGGGAAGCTGATACCCTCCAATCCCCATTCCATAAGCTCCTTACAATCCCATTCGAACAAGCGTGCCATATCCCATTCCCCGTTGTTTACATTATCACGGATAATGATTTCCCGCTCACGCTCTTCTGTCAGGTTCGGGATTAGCACCGTAGGCACCTCCTTGATTCCAAGCTGAACACATGCGTCATAGCGTTGGTTCCCGGCAATGATAACAAGCTCCCCTGTACGATCCGACAAGATAATTGGCCGGGCTTCGAAATAGTCCGGATTTCTCTGTATGGATTCCTTCAGCTTTTGAAGCTGTTTTTCGGTTATGCTACGAGGATTATTCTCCAGCTTTTTCAATGTTTCTGTTTGTCTGTAAATCACTTCCATATCTCCTAATATTTGCGTTACAGAACAAATTTACCCGATAACTGCTTTGTGGCGGTTAT